ATCCTCGATCGGGAATCACGAAGTTCGAGTGGGTTCCGGCTTTGCGAAACGAACTACGTCCTATTAATAGGAAGTGGTCTCGTCATAGCGTGCTGGTCCCGCCCGACTCGAAAGTTAACGATCTTGAATTCTTTCGTCAGACTGGTTGGGTTGATGGGTTGTCGGAATTGGTCGTGACAAAAGTCACTGGCCAACCGATTATCAATCAGCCGTACCCAGATCCCGGTGATACAAACTTTACAGGTTCGTTCAGGTTGCTAGGGCACTTTAGATTCGTGCCTTGGACTGAGTACGGATTTTCTAACGATGATCCGTTTTCGTCCTTAGCTGGTTTACCTGACGACCGAGCTGCCGAAGATCCTGCTGCGCTTCTTCTTCGCTGGGAACGGGAGGTGTCGTCTCTGGAGCGAATTGCTCTTAGACGGCATTACTCGAACTTAGCTCGGAAGAAAGTGGATCTGGCTGTAGCCCTCGCTGAGGGGCTGAAGACAATAAATTCAATTGCTTCAGCAGCTACACGTATCGCTAATGCTGTCCTTTCTTTAAAGAAGGGCAATGTTGCCGCCGCGTTTAGAAAGTTGTTTCCGACTTCCCCTAAGGAGGTTGCAAACGACTACCTCGCTTGGAAATATGGACTTAAACCGCTCATGAGCGACCTTTCAGGTGCTTCTGAGCATTTGGCGGAGTTCGTTCTTAGAACTGCACCTTTCAAGTCCAATGGGCATGCCAAAAACAGGTTTGAGAAGTCTGAGACAGTCGTTCTTGGATCATCGAGCCCTATTGGTACGTCCGGCGTTTTCACTGTTCGGAAAGCTACGATTCGAGTGAAATTCGGCTCGAGTTTTAGCTTCTCTTCGCAGTTGAAACGTCAAGCAGCATCGCTGGGCTTCACTAACCCTGCGAACGTGGCGTGGGAACTCTTGCCATTCAGTTTTGTTGCCGATTGGTTTTTGCCAATCGGCGACTTTCTGAGCAACTTGAGCTCACTTCACGGTCTCGTCCTAAAGGAGTCGTATAAAACGGTCTTTATTCGTGAAGAAATTGACCGCTATACGTTCCTGAACGGATACAACGGCGTTATGCCAAGTGAGGGTCCGGTGTTTCCAACACCTGGCTCTGACCGCGGAGCTACTGGTCACGTGTACTTTGTGTCCTCTTATTCTCAAATGCATAGAGAGACTATTTTCTGCAAGCGGGAAGTTATTCCTC